ATTGTATAGTACTAGAATGCCCACATAATGGGCGGAGATAAAAATAATGAACGATTTCCAAGGGTTAGAAGAACAACCAAAGACGTGTGATAGCTGTGGCGCAAAGATGGTAGACTACAGACATAAACTAAATGTTGGTCTAGTTATCTCTCTTAAGAGGCTGTATGACGTAGGAGGTAGTGCCCACCTCAACGCGCTGCAACTAGACTACATACCCCGCTCTAATTTCCAGAAACTTAGGTACTGGGGGCTTGTGGGTAGACGTGAACAAGAGTCTGGCGTGTGGATAATAAGTAGCTACGGTAGGGCTTTCATAGAAGGTAGGGTCACCGCACCATCGCATGTGTGGTCTTACCGCGGGCAACCTATTGACAAAGATGATAAAGATATAACCTATGTTAACTTCTCTGATTTTGTAGGTAATGCCACTACTCAGAAAGAGAAAGACTTACTTACTTACAAGAAGCGTACTGATTACGCTGACGATGCAGAGCCGCATGGCTAGGAGGTCCCACAATGCCTTACAAAAATAAGCCTCGCCCATACAAGAAAGAGTATGAGCAACAGAAAGAACGGGGCGAACACGCCGACCGAATGGAGAGGCAACGCGCCAGACGAGCAGTAGATAAGACTGGGGCAGACAAAAACAAAAACGGTAAGGCAGATAAGCGGGAAGGCAAAGATATTAGCCACAACAAGATGTTGAGTAAAGGTGGTACTAATAAAGACGGCTATAAGATAGAAAGCTCTAGTAAGAACCGTAGCCGTAACGGACAAGCAGCAAAAAAGAAAACTAAGAGTAAAACTAAAAGTAAGTAGTAAAACAATACAAGAAGTAGTTAGGGAGAAGCACACAGCGGTTTCTCTCTATTTCTTGTCCTCTGGAGAAACTGATGCAGGTAGTAGACAACAAAGCATTGCGACTTAAAGTGCGTAACCCAACGCAAATAACAACAGCCATACCCCGCAGTAAGTACTTGGGTAATAACGAAGTGTTAGTTAAGTGGGGGCTAGAAGAAGCACGAGTACTAAAGAACTTAGGAGTAAAGAATGTGCCGTCACCGATACTAGGCCGATACGATTGGGCGGGGAAGTTTAAACCTTTCGAACATCAAAAAACTACCGCCGCATTTCTGACGATGAACCAACGGGCCTTCTGCTTTAATGAGCAGGGTACAGGCAAAACTGCTAGCTCTATATGGGCGTCGGATTTTCTGATGGCTGTGGGGTTAGTAAAACGTGTTCTGATAATATGCCCGCTGTCGATTATGGATTCAGCATGGCGCGCTGACCTATTTTCTTTTGCTATGCACCGCAGGGTAGACATAGCGCACGGAGCTAAGAAGAAACGCGAAGAGATAATTAACGGTAACGCTGAGTATGTAATTATAAACTACGACGGTGTGGAGATTGTACGAGACGTAATAGCAGAAGGCGGGTTCGATCTTATCATTGCGGACGAAGCTACCCACTACAAGAACCCACAAGCGAAACGCTGGAAGATTCTTAATTCTATAATTAAACCAACAACTTGGCTTTGGATGATGACCGGTACGCCTGCCGCGCAATCACCAGTAGACGCCTACGGACTAGCGAAACTCGTTAACCCAAAGGCAGTACCCCGTTTTGCGGGGGCCTTCAAAGAAATGGTTATGACCAAAGTGACGCAGTTCAAGTGGGTTCCTAAAGAGAGTGCTAAGGACATTGTGTATAACGCGCTACAACCCGCCATTCGTTTTACTAAAGATCAGTGTCTAGACCTACCTGAGATGACTTATGTTAAACGTGAAGTAGAACTTACAGCGCAACAAAAGAAGTTCTACGAAATACTACGTAAACAAATGCTAGCCGTAGCTGCGGGGGAATCTATATCGGCTGCTAACGCGGCTGTTAACATGAACAAACTCTTACAAATATCTTGCGGAGCGGTTTACTCCGACAGTGGGGAGACAGTAGAGTTTGACGTAAAGAATCGCTACAAGGTACTATCCGAAGTAATCGCCGAGTCCAGTCAAAAAGTTTTAGTGTTCGTGCCGTTCAAGCATGTCATAGGAATACTCGCTGAGAAACTAAACAAAGATGGCATAACCAACGCGATAATAAACGGGGACGTGTCCGCTAATAAGCGTACTGCTATATTCAAAGAGTTCCAAGAAACCGACAACCCCCGAGTACTAATTATTCAACCGCAAGCGGCGGCGCACGGCGTCACTCTAACCGCAGCTAACACTATCGTATGGTGGGGACCTGTGCCCTCGTTAGAAACGTACGCGCAAGCAAACGCCAGAGTACATCGTTCAGGACAAAAACATCCTAGCACCGTAGTGCAACTGCAAGGTTCTGCTGTAGAGAAACATGTTTATAAACTGTTAGATCAAAAAATAAATGTTCACACAAAAATGATAGATTTGTACCGAGAGGTACTTGATAAATAAAATAACCTAGAATACACTGCACTTCGCTAGACAAAACTAAAACAGCTTAAAGAGGATAATTAAATGAGCGAAGAAGACATAGACCAAACACGGTTGAATAAACTTGTCGGGGTATACATAAAGATACGAGACAAGAAGTTGCAGATCGTTACCGAGATGAAGAAGCAAGAGCAAGACTTAGAAGAGAAGTTAGAAAAAGTAAAGACCGCTCTACTAGAGCATTGCAAAGCTACTGGGCTTGAGTCTGGAAAAACAGAGCTAGGTTCGTTCTATAGGTCAGTGAGAACTAAGTACTGGACTAGCGATTGGGATTCTATGAACAAGTTTATGATACAGAACGACGCAGTAGACTTGCTAGAAAAGCGGATTCACCAAGGGAACATGAAGCAGTTTTTAGAAGAGAATCCAGACCTACATCCTCCCGGCCTTAACACGGATAGGGAGTTCACAATAACAGTAAGAAGGAGCAAAAAGTGAGCAGCGTTGAAACCTACGTCCCAATAGACGTATTAGCAGAAAAGCTATCAGTTAAAACAAACACTGTACGAACATGGGTACGCCAAGGGTTTATCCCACGAGATACCTATATAAAAGTAGCTAACACCTATCGGTTTAATGTCCCAAAGGTTTTGGAGTCGTTGACGCAAGATGAGCCGCCAGAAGCTAGGATAGATGCCGCTGTAGCAACTGTAGGTACTGTCACGATTGGTGTAACTAACAAAAACCCAGTGAGCCTAGAAGAAGAATTGGGCTTAGACTTAGATGAAAACGAAGACTTTTAGGAGTAAATGATGAGCAACGTACAATTATTCGAAAACATGCCCGCCGCATATAAAGACCTTTTGGCGCAGTTAGCGCCAGAGAAAAACTTAACGGGTGGCGAGTACTCTAACAACCACAGGCTTAGTATTCGTGGTGGTGTATTCCGTAAGATAGTAAACGGGAAAGAAGTAGCTGAACTGGAAAGCCGAGCTATCAAAGCAGTTATCATCAAAGCTGCACCGATTTCAAGGATGTACTACAAAGGCACGTACACTGCGGGAGAGTCTAACCCTCCAGTATGTTGGTCTGCGGATACTAGCAAAGGCTTTCCTTCTGACGATGTTGTAGCTAGCGATAGACAAGCTAACAAGTGTGGAGACTGCGCTCAGAATATTAAAGGTTCTGGACAAGGCGAAAGCCGCGCCTGTAGATTCCAACAGCGTGTAGCTTTACTGCTAGCAGACGAGAACGGTAAAGTAGTATCGAGTGACGTATATCAACTATCTCTGCCCGCCACTAGTGTGTTCGGCGATAAGCAGGACAAGATGGCTATGCAAGCCTACGCTAGATTGTTAGATAGTCACAAGTCCCCGGTAGCTTCAGTGCTTACAGAAATACGTTTCGATACTGATGCGTCTACTCCTAAGCTGTGCTTCAAGCCGCTACGTCCTCTGGAAGAAGAAGAGCTGTTAATGGCTATCGACCTACAGAAGACAGAAGAAGTAACTAAGATGCTTACTCTTACTGTAAGCAAGAAGTCTGAAGAAGATGGCCCCGCAGTAGAAGAGCCGAAGGCACTCCCGCCTTTGTTTCCAGAAGCTGAAGCTGTAGCTGCCCCAGTAGCAGCGGAAGAAGTAATCGAAGAGCCTACAGTTAAGGTCTCTAAGAAGAAAGCTGAGAAGCCTAAAGAAGACGAAGACCTCTCTAATCTCCTAGAAGAATGGGACGATTAAACCCCTAAGTTAGACGCACTAAAACAAACGGGCTAGGGTTCTCTAGGGAACCCTTGACCCTCCAAAAAAGTACTAAGAGATGTGATGATGAACACGAAGGAGTTTCTAAGTACGGTGCTAGGGGAGGAAGGGTACTATTGCGCGTACGGTATACGGCTTAAAGATGGTAAGCATAAGTCAAAGTTTTACAGTTCAATAGACTCTATAATCGACACAGCACTGAACCTCGATTTTGAAGGTTACGACGCATACTATGCGCTTGGCACTTTCATAGAGGAGAACAACAGACAAGCAGAAAATGTTAAGCAGATGCGTTCTTTCTTTCTCGATATAGACTGCGGAAAGGGGAAGCCGTACCCAGATAAATCTAGCGGCTTACGTGCTTTGCAGGGATTCTGTAAGCAGTTCTCTCTACCTAAACCAACTATTACCGTCGACTCTGGCGGTGGGCTGCACGCGTACTGGGCTTTTGATAAGCCGTGTACTAGACAAGAGTGGCTGCCCGTGGCTACCAGACTTAAGAAAACTTGTTTGGATAATGGCTTTGAGATAGACCCCGCAGTAACGGCTGACGCTGCAAGAATATTACGACTACCTAACAGCCGTAACTTTAAGTTTGAAACCCCTGCCGATGTTAAAGTACTAGGGCAGGTAAACCCTACTATAATTTTGGAAGAGTTTGCCAAGCTACTACCCTACCCAGACTTGATACCAGTGATGCAAGAAAGGGACTACACCGATGCGGACAGAGAGAATGCTAAGAACCTGACAGGCAACAACCTCGTCAAGAAGTTCTCTAACATACTTATAAAAGACGCTGAAGGTAAAGGCTGCGCCCAGATACGTAGGGCTTTGTTCGAACCTGATGCTCTATCATATAACGATTGGACGCACGTACTATCTGTAGCTAAACACTGCGAAGAACCGGAAGCTATCCACGTAGTATCACAGGGGTACAAAGGCTACTCGCATGCAGAGACGGAGAAGGTGGCTGACTCGTTACACTCACCGCATTTATGTACTACGTTTGAGGGGGACAATCCCAAAGGATGTGACGGCTGCCCACTACGAGGCAAGATCAAAAGCCCGATAAACCTATCTTACGAAATAAAAGAAGCTACAGAAGAAGATAACATAATACAGATACCCGACCCGTCTGCCACTGTGTCTGCGGATTCGGGGTTGTTTGATAACAACGAAGAAGAGTTCAATCCGGTAGCCACTATAGACTACGAGATACCCGCATACCCAAAACCTTACTTTAGGGGAGCGTATGGGGGCGTGTACGTACGCAGCTTTAACAAAGATACAAAAGAGATGGACGAAGTTGCTGTATACGATAGGGATTTGTACTTAACTAAAAGGATACAGGACCCCATTGACGGGCCTTGTTTTGAATTTAAACACCATACCAAACTAGAAGGTATAGTAACTTTTGTTGCGAAAGGAACTGCCCTTACTTCAAAAGACGAGTGCCGTAAAGTTTTAGGTGAGAACGACATACACTTAATAAGACCGGACAACATGATGAACTACATTCAAGCTTGGGTTAAAGAGCTACAAAGTAGCAAGAGTCCCGTAGAAGCTAAAACTCAATTTGGTTGGACTGAAAACATGCAGTCCTTTGTCCTTGGCGACAGAGAAATATTTGCGGACCGCGTGGAAGAAAACCCCGCTTCGAGTTTTACCGCACAGTATATGCCTATGTTTAAGAGACGGGGCACACTAGAAGCTTGGGCCGAAGCTATGAAGTTCTACGAGAAGGACGGCATGGAGCCGCACCAGTTTATGGTAGCTACTTCTATAGGCTCTATACTAATGAATTTCGTACCGAACATACGAGGATGTATTAACCACGTATACAGTACGGGTTCTGGGTACGGCAAATCTACCGGCATGATAGTAGGCGCATCTATATGGGCCAATCCAGAGGAGTACATAATGAACGGCCAATCTACCGCTAACTCTATATGGAACAGGGCGGAGGCTATGAAGAATCTACCCATCTACATAGACGAAGCTACCAATATGGAAGGTAATGATATTAGTGACATAGCCTACGCGGTTACGAGTGGTAAACAAAAAACTCGTATGACTAACGGAGGCCACAACAAAGAACGCTACCAAGGTAAGGCTTGGTCTTTAATGTTAGGTAGTAATGGTAACGCTAGCTTTATAGACGGTCTTGCAAGAGCTAAGGAAATACCAAAGGGTGAGATTCAGCGTGTTATAGAAACTCGTTTGGAGAAGTTAGATATACCTGAAGAAGAAACCTTTGCGTTAAACATGGCGTTAACAAAGAATCACGGGCTTGCAGGAGAGAAAGTAGTACAAGAGATTTTACGTGATGTAACTAAAGCGCAGGACTTAGTATTTAGCCTACGTAAGTTAGTTATAGCTCGTGCAAACCTTAACGACCAAAACCGAAACTGGTCGGCGGCTACTGCCTGTACTATTGCCGGAGCGATTCTAATGAAGCGTTGTGGTCTGTGGAACATAGACGTAGACAAGCTATTCGAGTGGAGTCTATCGCGCTTAGGACACATGAAGGCTGTAGACAGCGCGCTAGGTATAAACATAGGCGACTTGATTAGGAACTACTACTTCGAAAAGCAGGGGCAGATAATCCGCATCAAGAGTACGCAAGACGGTAGAAGTAAGGACGAGTCTGGGCTAATTGAAACGTTGGTTAACCCCGAAAAGTTACCCCATTATGCTTGGGTAGGCAGGTACGAGTACGATATAAAACAGTTGTATCTTCTCATAAAACCGTTTAAGGCGTGGATTGAAAAGAAACCCGGGATCAACTACGCAGAAGTTGCTGAAGAAATAGAAAAACACATGCGGGGCGAAAAGAAGAAAGTCCACTTAGGGAAAGGCA